ACCAGCCCAAGCAATTTGCAGCAGGGCCAGTTCACGGTCGGCTTCGCCAACGAAGTGCCCGCGCCGATCACGCTCATCACCGTTTTGGCTTCGGACTATTTCCCGGCGCTGGTGGTCGAGGAACAGACGATCATCGCCGAGGCTTCCGGGCTGACGCCCGAATATATCTCGGCCGCGTCGAACCCGACGATCACGGGCTGATTTTAACGGGGCGCGCTTTCTGGCGCGCTCTTTCCGCCTTCCCCTTTGTGCACTATCGGAGCGCCGATCATGGCAAAACTATATGTTCCCGAAGCCTTCAACCTGTTCGCGGGCCCGGCCAGCAACACCGAAGCCTCAAAGCATCTGACCATCACCGAAAACACCTTTCCGAAAATGGACGAAAAAACCGTCGAGCATCATCCTGGCGGCTCGATCGGCGCGGTCGAATTGAGCGGCTTTGGGTTGCAGGCGCTTTCGCACGGCTTCAAACTGTCGGGCGCCGATCCGCAGACCATGGCGCTATTTGGCGCCAGCAGCACGCAATGGACGAGCTACGCCGTCCTGCGCGACAAGCAGACCGGCGCGGCCGTCGAGTGGAAGGTGGTCGAATTCGGGCGGCTGGTTTCGCTCGAAAACGACGCTTTGAAGCGCGGCGATCTGCAAAGCCAGACCCATATGATCAAGGAAATCCTGCATTACGAAATGTATATCGGCGGCGTCGAACAGTATTTTTACGACTTCTTTTCGTCGGTCTGGCGCGTCAATGGCGTCGATCAGAATCAGGCCAGCAACGCCATCCTGCGCATTCCCGGCGCCGCCTGAAGCCGTTCGGCCGTCGCCGCTTGATTGCGGCGGCTGAAACGGGCCGCGCGCGGGGGCTCGCGCGGCCCGACCCTCCCTTTCTCCGAAGGACAGACCCATGACCGAAGAAAATTCGCCGCAAGCCGAGGTCGTCTATCTCGACTCGCCAAAATTGTTCAAGGCGATTCCGCTCGAATATCCTTTCACCTTCAATGGCCGGCCAGTCCGCGAAATCCGCCTCAAGCGCCTCACCGCCAAGGAAGTCGCCGATTTTCAGGACGGTTTGAAAGACCTTCCTTCCGACGCCGCTGTGACATGGCCGGTCTATCGCGACGCCGAGGGCGCTCCGCTTGAGGAGGGCGTGCTCGATGCGCTCATGGACGACGACCGCCTCGAAGTCGAAAAGGCGCTCCGCGATTTTTTGCCCCGGCGGTTCCAGGGCGCCCTGGCTGGCGCTTCGGCGCCAACGAGTGGCGAAGCTACCGCCTCTTCATAAAGAGGACAGTCGGTTGGAGCATGGCCGAAATCATGGCCATGCCCTGGGATGAGTTTATCGCCGAGCTGATTGAAGCGAGGCGGTTTGAGGGCGTCGAAGGGGACGAATAATGACCAATCTCACCTCGACGCTGACCGTCAAGCTGGTCGACGATGTCTCAAAACCTGCGCGCACCGTCGCGCAGGCGCTCAAGGACGCCGAGACGGCCGCCAAGGCGGTCGCCAAGGGGCTTGCCGGCACAGGCGCCAGCAACCAGCTGGCGGCCTCGCTGACCAAGCTCAAGGCGAGCAAGGGCGACATCGAACAGGTCGCCAACGCCTGGAAGGATTACGCCAAGGCCAATAATCTCGCGGCCGAGTCCTCGAAATGGACGAAGTCGCAGACGGCGGACGTTAAGGCGTGGGAGCGGCAGCAGCTTTCCGCGTTGCGTGAGGTGCGCCGCGAACAGCAGCAGTTTTACCGCTCGCAGCGCGAGCAGGCTGAAAGGGCGAAGCGGCCGGGCGAATATATCGGCGCGGCGGCCTATATCGCCATCGCCGCCGCGCACAAGGTCGCAGAGGTCGGCAAGCAGGCGGTCGAGGCTGGCGCCGAGCGCCAGCATGTGCGCGTCGGCGCGATCAACGCCGGCATCGGGCCTGACGAGCTTCAAAGAATAGAAGGCGCGGCGATACGGGCCAAAGCCAACGCCCCAAACATGAGCGTCTCCGAGATCATGGAGCTGCACAAGGAAACCCGCTCCGCCGTGACCAAGCCGGAGGAGGCCTTCCACATTATCGACGATCTCGCCAAGGCTGGATCGGTGCTCAAGGGTATGGGCATGGATACGTCCGGCCTGTCGCAGATCGTCAAGGGTGGCGAATCCCTTGGTCTGATGAACGACCCGAAAAGGTTCAAAGACTATCTTTCCGGGCAGGTCAAGTCGATGCAGGTGATGGGAAAGACCATCACGCCGGAGCAGATTTACGAGGCCGCGAAATATTCCAAATCCTCCGGCGCGCTGTTGTCGGATCGCTTTATTAACACGACATTGCCGAGCCTGATTCAGGAATTGCATGGCCAGTCCGCCGGCGACGCGCTCTCGATGGTGACCAAGACGTTGCGCGGCGGGTTGCAGCACCAGCATCTGCCGGTGCAGCGGTTGCAGGAGCTTGGCCTGCTGGCTGATCCTGACAAAATCATCAAAACCAAAAAGACCGGCCAGATCATGGGCTACGCCGGCAAGGTCAAGGATGATGACATTCTCGCGAGCGACCCGAAAAAATGGTTTCAGGAAACCTTCAAGCCTGCGGCTGTCAAGGCCGGCTACAAGACACTCGCCGATCAGGTCCTGTTGCTGAGCCAAGTGCTGCCGCAGCGCGCCGCCAATCTGGGCCGATTGTTCATTCAGCAGGAAGAGGCCTTCGAACAGCACGCGAAGAACTACGATAACGCCTCCGATCTCGACCATGCGGTCAAAAACCAGAGGAAAGACCCGACGGCCAATGTCGGCGCGCTGTCGAAAGCCATCGATGATCTCGAGGCGGCGATCACCGGTCCGGCCATGCCGGCGATCGCGGCGGGCATGTCGGGACTCGCAAGCAGCATCAGCGGCCTCGCCGCTTTCGCCAAGGAAAGCCCGAATCTCGCCGCGACCGTGGCGGAGATCACGGCCTTCGGCGCCGCCGCCGTCGCCCTCAAAGCCGCGCCGTTCGCCGCCGCGACGTTGGGAATGAAAGGCCTGGCGGGCGTGCTCACCACTTTTGCCGCCGCGCTGACGCCGGTTCTGGCCATCCTGACCGTCGCCGGCGTCATGAAAAGCATTACCGATGCGATGGAGAACGCGCGTCTGACGCCGAAGGAAGAGGGTAAGACCTATACCTCCGACGTGCTTGGCAATCTGTCGAATTGGATGCAGGGCAAAGGCTCGGGCCGGGACGAAAAGTACGTCGATCATTTTGACGAGGGCAAATATCGCTGGGGCGTTTACAAGAATTGGCTGCAGGATCAAAGGGACCACGAGCACGACAAGGTGTGGACGCCACCGACCAATGCGCCGCTGCCGCCTCGCCGCCCGGCAGACCTGACGCCTGCCGCGCCGGTCTCGGTCAACGTCGATCATTCGCAGATCGATAATGTCGGCCCGACCGTCGAGAAAGCCAAGCAGGCCCTTGATACGCTCGGCGCGCCCGTGGCTGTCAATGTCGACTCCTCCTCGATCTCCGCCGCGCAGGCGGAAGTCGAAAAGCTCTTGTCTTCCCTCGCCCGCGTCGGCTCGATGGCGGCCAATGTGAAAGCGCAGGCCGCCAAGGCCTCGGCTGGCCTCGCGGCGTCGCTTGGCGCGTCGCAGCGCGGCCATTTCGGCTCGCCGGCCGTGCAGGGGGAATAGTTGATGCTCTTTCAACTGGGCTCCGTGACCTTCGAAGTCGCGCCGGTCAATGTCGACGCCACCGATCTCTCCATGGGTTCGGACTATGCGGCGCATGAAGTCATAGGCGCGCAAAAACCGCGCGAATCGACGGGGCAGGCCGACACGCGCCTTCGCCTGTCCGGAAAGCTGTTTCCGGAAAAATTCGGCATCGGCGCGTGGCCGAGCCTGCAGGCCATGTCGGTCAGCGGCACGCCGCAAATGCTGATCCGTGGCGACGGCACGGTGTTCGGCTGGCAGCTCATCGAAAAGCTGAACGAGAAGCACACCTATCTCGGCGTCGACGGCGTCGGCCGGGTGATCGAATTCGATATCGAAATGGTGCAATCGCCGGACGGGGCCTCGGCCGGTTCGATGCTCAATCTGCTCGGCGATCTGATTTCGAGCTTTTCGGGACTGTTCGGATGACTACGCGCACCCTCACGTTCCCTAACAGCACGACGCCGCTCGATCTCTTGCTGTTCACGACCTATCGCCGCGAGGTCTCAGGCTTCGTCGAAGCGACGCTCGCCGCCAATCCTGGCCTTGCGGCGCTCGGCCCCTATCCGCCGCTTGGCACGAAAATCACCGTGACGGATCCCGCGCCGCAAGCCTCCGCTAATTCCACGCCGCTCGTCACGTTGTACGACTGATGAAAGCCAATTATTCGATCTCCATCGACGGCTCGGACGTCTCCTCGAATTTCGGCCCGGTGCTGCAGTCGATGTCGATCACCGACAGCGACGGCGGCAAGTCCGATACGCTCGACATCGTGCTCAACGATATGTACGGGCAATTGCTGCTGCCGCGCGCCAGCGCGGCGATCCAGGCGGCGATCTGGTGGGAGGAGGTCCCCGCCTTTTCGGTCGCGGGCGCTGTGACCTTCTCCGGCAAGACCGACGAGCCGAAGTCGCATGGCTCGCGCTCGGGCGGCCTCACGCTGTCGATCGGCGCGAAGAGCGCCGATCATGTCGGCAAGGGCAAGGCCAAGCTCAACAAGCAGCAGGACAATACGACGTTCGGCGCCGTGGCCCAGCAATGGGGACAGCTCGCCGGCTACCAGGTGCAGGTCGATTCCTCGCTCGCCTCGATCAAGCGCGCCTATTGGGCGATGCATAACGAGAGTTTCCACAATTGGGGGCGCCGCATCGCCAAAGAGCTCGGCGCGACCTTCAAGATCGCCTATCCCAAGGCGGCCTTCGTGCCGCGCAATTCCGGCACATCGGCGTCTGGCCAGCAGCTGTCGCCGCTGATTGTCGTTGCGCCGGGCAATCTGATCTCGTGGGAGATCACGCCGATTCAGGGGCGTGGCCTCTACGCCAATTCGCGCGCCTTCTATTACGATCCGGCGGCGGCGCTCTACAAGGTCGTGAGCAACGCCACCGGCATCAATGGCGCCGAGGCTGACCTCACCGACGCGCACAAGCACGCCGACCAGGATCACGCGACCAACAAGTCGAAGAGCAACGCCGCCGACAGCCAGCGCAAATCGGGCGGCGGCTCGATCGAGCTTTATGGCGACCCGCGCGCCATGAGCCAGAACGATTGCCAGCTCTCCGGCGCGCGCGCCGGCGTCGACGGCGCCTATCGCATCAAGACCGCCCGCCACACGTTTTCGCGCGGCGGCGGCTGGTCCTGCTCGGTCGATGTCGAGCAGCCGCAAGGCGCGGCCGGCTCTGACAGCCGCGGCAAATAGACCCCTTTTTTACAAGCCCTCAAACCTCCGACCGGAGATCACCAGCGCGGCCTGGCAAGCCGCTGTTTTTGGAGCGTCCGCCTATGAGCAAACTGTCGCGATTCTCGGCCTGTCTCGGCCTGTCCCTTCTGGCTTTTTGCCAAGCTCCAAAAACGGAGGCGGAAACGATCTTTGGATTTAGCCGCCCGGCTTCCGAAATCGTCTTTGTGAAGCGCCAGATATGCCGCAGTCATTGCCATTTCCAGACGGGCCAATCTCCCCTTTTGGCGGTGGCGCGCGGCTATCTCGGCCTTCGCAAATTCACCCGCCAGTCGGGCCCTTGGTGCAGGGACTTCATCAACGTCGTCGCGGCCCGCGCTGGCTACCGCCTCGCCAACCATTCGCGTCTCGCAATTGACGCCATCGGCCTCGGCCGGCGCGTCTCGACGCCGCGACCCGGCGACCTCGTCGTGATGCGCCATCACGTCACGATCTTCGCGGGATGGAGCGGGCGCGGCGTCGTCGGCCTCGGCGGCAATCAAAGCCACCGCGTCAAATATTCCAACTATCCGCGTGGGGGCGTCCTTGCGTTCGTCCGGCTCTGACTTGACCCGCGCCATCATCATCGCTGCCGCGCTCGCGATTTGCGCTGTCCTCCTGTTGATACCTGCCGAACGCGTCGGCGCGGCTGTCTCTGCATTCGCGGGGCTTTGACATGCTCGCCCGCACCGATGCCTTCGCCGCCGTAGCCTTGCTGATCGTCGCGCTCCTCTGGCTCGGCTCCGAATTCGCCGCGTCTCGCTGACCCCTCATCCAAATCGAAAGGTTCAAAAAATGTCCGATGCTGAACGCATCGCGGACCTGATCCGCGTTGGCTCCGATTCCGCGCTGCTGCAACATGCGCAGCACGAGGCGGCGCGCAAACTGCTGAAATTCGACGGCGAGATTTATCCGGCTGACGGATGCGCGATCACGCTCTCGTGCGAATTGCAGGCGGCGGGCGTCGCGATCCCGGACACTTTTCAAGCGCTCACGATGGTCGCGCTGCTTGAAAAGCGCGGCTGGAAAAAAGTCGCGGTCGGCGATCCATTGAGGCCGGGCGATGTCGGGACAACCTGTTATGGCGGGGTCGCGCATCATGGCGTCGATCATGTCTATCTGGTCCTTCGCCCCGTGAATGCGAACGAAAACGTCATCGCGGACAACCAGCGCCACGCGCCGCATCTGCGCTCTGTGTCCGGGCATCCTGACGGCAAATCGCCGACCCGGATGTTTCTGCGGGCTGTTTAACGAACGCGCGCGCCGGAAGGTGCCAGATCGGGCCGGCGCGCGGCCTTCCACTCGATTTGGCGACCTTTGGAAGGGTCTTATCAAATGCTCGACATCGTAACGGTTGTCGCGAATCCAATTCGATGGGCTTCGCGAATCCGCCTGGCGCGTGACGCAATCCTCGACTGGCTCAGCGAACCGAACGTTCGCGTCACGCTCGTGGAATGCACCTATGGCGATCGCGCCCCTGAACTCTCCGACCTCGCGCAGAACCCGCGCGTGACCTTCGTCCACGTCAAGGCGACAACCCTTGTCTGGAACAAGGAAAACCTGATGAACATCGGGATTTCCCGGCTTCCTCACGACGCCAGATATATCGGCACGTTCGACGCCGATATCCATTTCCGCAAGCGGGGCTGGGCGGCGGAAACCATTCACGCGCTGCAACTGCATCCCGTCGTGCAGCCCTGGGGCGCGGCCTATGACCTCGGCCCGAACGACGAACATATTTCCACGCATATGTCCTTCTGTCGATTGTTCCACGAAGGCAATCCGGTCGTTTCGACGGGCGGAAAATTCTGGAAGTTCGACGGCGGTCCATACGAATACTCGCATAGCGGCTATGCGTGGGCCTGGACGCGCTCAATCCTCGACAAGATCGGCGGTCTGTTCGAGCTCGGCGGCATGGGCGCGGGCGATCACCATATGTCGCTCGCCATGGTCGGCAATGTCGAAAAATCCTTCCCCGAAGGGACCAGCGCCGCTTACCGCCGCGCGCTCGACATTTGGCAGTATCGCGCCAACGCCCACATCAATCGCAACGTCGGCTTCGTGCCGGGGACGATCGAGCACCGGTTCCACGGCTCGAAAAAGGCGCGGTCGTATGTCGGGCGGTGGGACATCTTCGTCAAGCACGGATTCGACCCGCTGCGCGACCTCAAACGCAATTCATTCGGCGCGCTCGAATGGTCCGGCTCCAATCCGGAATTGGAGCGCGAGTGGCATCTTTACCTGAAGGCCCGCGAAGAAGACGGCAACCAAGTCTAGCCGAAATCGGCGGGCGTCTTGTGCAAAGTTTGACGCGCCTGCCTATTGGCTAGCGCGCTATCGAGGCTTCCCCCGTTGGGCCAGCGTAGCAAACCAACGGCAACTATTCGCGCGCAGGATCGGCCAGCGGGGCGCGCGTCTCCTTCACTCGCTCGGCCAACTCCATGAAGGAAAATCATCATGATCAACCGCATTCTGGCGGCGCTGACGGCGCTCGCCATCATTACCTTCGCCGCATCTGCTTATGCCGCTGATACGACCTCCGTCGTCATCCCTTGGGGCGATTGGCTGTCCTCGCTGCTGACCGCTGTCGCCTCGGTTCTCGTCGCGCTCCTGTCGTTCATCGTCTCCAAATTCGCGCCGACGCTGCTCAAGACGTTCCTGACGAACGACCTGATCGCCAAGTCGGTGAATTATGGACTTGGTGCCGTCGAGGGCGCCGTCGCCGGCAAGACGCTCACGCTGGCTACGACCAATGCTGTTCTGGCTGCGGCCGAACAATACGCAGTGGCGTCCGCGCCGACCATTTCGGCTTGGGTTGGCGCCAATCTTCGCCCGCTGATCCTCGCGAAGTTGTCGGCGTCTGGCGTCGTTCCCGCCGAGGCCTCCGCAACTTCGGTTGGCGCCGCGATCTGAACATGCTCGCGACCATACTTGGTCTGCTGTCCAGCCTTTTGGGCGCGATCGGAAAGATCGCGACCATTTGGCAGGCGCAACAGCAAAAGCAAGCCGGCGCCGACGAAATCCTCGCGCGCGACGCCAAGGCCGAAGCCGACGCCGCGCGCCAATCCGAAGCCGTCGCCACGGGAGGCCAGACCAATGCGCAGACGCAAGCCGATCTTACCGCTGGTGATTTTTAGCGCGCTGGCGCTCGCCGGCTGCGATCAAACGGCGAACCTGAAAACGGTTTGCCCGGTCCTCAAAAATTACAGCAAGGCGCAATTGTCGGCGCTTGCTCTCGAATATGGCGCGCTGCCCGGCGACGTGCAGAGCCTTATTTCCGACTACCGACTGCTTCGCAAGCAATGCGCGGCCATCGCCAAATGACACGCGAGACGCGCCGCGACCGGAAATCGCCGCGCGCACTCTGGCCACGGAATAGGAATGAATCCAATGGTTGCGCGCACTGGCCTGCAAGGCACAGTCGGCGGCAAGGCGGCGATCTCAGCGATCTCCAATGGCGTCGCCACCGCCGCGCCGGTCGGCGCGACCCATTGACGATCTGACGCCGGGGCCATGCGCCCCGGCTCTTTTTCATCAGAGCGGACGCTGGTTCCGCCGAAGGGATTTTTCATAATGGCGGCGGATGTGACCGGGGGTGAATT